TGCTCTACTTGTACTTCTGTTTCAGCTAAAGCTTGTTGTTTTTGCATTTCTGCTAAAGTTGCTTTTTCTGCCGCATCCGCATTTGCTTGAGCTTGAATTTTAATATTTTCTTGTTGTTGAGCTTGGTCTTTCTCTAATTTTTCTTTTCTTTTTAATTTAAGTAATTGATTAGCTAATTTAAGGTTTTTAATTTGTCTAACATCTATTGCATCATCTAAATCTATACCTCCTGAAGATAATGCTACTTGAACGTTTTGTTCTAACATTTGTCTTTCTATATCATCAGGTTCTAATTCTAAAAATATACCAAAATCCTGCAAGGTTTTTTCTTGTAATTCTTCTAAAGTTCCAGTATTATATGCTGAAATAGAATCTATTAAAGCAGCTCTAGTTAAAGGATATTGTAAAGCATCTGCTATTCTTAAAGATATATTTTCACAAATTCTTAATGTCACATATAATCCAGCTTTCATTACATGTCTTAAAGCTGTATTACTATTAGCAGCGGCTATTTTTTGTAATCCTACTAATGCTTTAACATCTGGCGTACTAGCATCTGTAGCTTCATTTAATCCGGTTACATCTCTTATTAACTGTAAATAATATTGATAAGTTTGAATTAAACTAGCAATTTTTTGTCCTCCAGAAGAAGTTTGAAGTTCTTGTATAGGAACTTTACCTCTATTTATATCTCCTTCTTGAGTCATAGATCTACCAACTATAGAACCTGTTTGAAAATACATGTTTAATGCTTCAGCAGGGTTATAATTAGTTCCATTACCAAGATCAACTTCTGTTAATCCATCTACATCCATAAAAATTCCATCAGGAACCATTCTAGCTAATACTTGTTGTAATTTTAAATGAGTTAATTGAATCATATCCGCAAATCCAGTAATACGACTTACTGTAGATTCAATCATTCCTTTATACATTTTAGGAGCGCAAATACAATAATTCATATTTACTCTACTTATATTTGAATTAGGACGAGTCATGTTTTCTGCTAATTTCCATTCTAACATCATTTCATGTCCTAATATTTTAGCTCCTTGATATAATACTTCTATAGCTCTTCCTACTCTTTCAAAATTATCACTGTTTGGAGGATTAAAAGTATCTGGTTTTTCTAAAGCTTTTTCTAATCCTTGTTCAGTTTGTTTTATTTTAAAAACTTGATTAGTATAGGTTTTATATTCAAAATATAAAACTTGTACTTGATTATATGAATCTTGTTGAGCATAAAAATTTCTAGTATAATTAGCATTTCCAGGATATTTTTGTATTTTTTCTAATTGCTCATCTGTTAACCATGGAAATTGTTTTTTAACTTCTACTAAACTTAAGGATTTAACTTCTCCAACATAATATATATCTTCAAAATTTGGATCTTCCGTGTAAGAATATACTAAATTAGCTGGATCAACATAATCTACATTGATTCCATTAGCTAAATTAAAAGTTGTTTTTGTGGCTCCAATTCCTATTACTGTTAAATCTTGTAATAATCTTCTCTTTACTAATTCATATTTATTAGAAGCTAATACATTTTCTATTGCTTCTTCTTCAGCTATTTCAATAGATTGTTTGTAACTTAATTGCATGTGAAGATCTAAATCTTCTTGAGTTTCAGGAATATTATTAGGATCAGCTGAATTAAAAAAATTCATACCTGTTGCTTCTTGAGTAGCTTGTATCATTTCTTTAGCATACATATCTCTCATTATTGCATCAGCATATTTGGTTCTTTGTTTTAAAGCTTCAGGATCTTGAGCAAAAGCTTTAATATCAAATATTTTTTGAGACATTCCATTAACAATAATATCAACAAATTTTGGTATAATTGGAACAGGTTTCCAATCTAAATTTAAATAAGATAAATCACCATTAACAGCTAGTTCATCTTTATATTTTTGAACAGGTTGTTCACCTCTTGAGTATAGTCTTAATCTATGGAAATTTAACCAACTATTTTGATATCTATTTCCCATACCACCTCTATCTCCAGAGAACCATTCTCCTTCAATAGCACGTCCCACAGCGTAACCATATTCCATTGTTTGCTTTTCCGCGTCTGGTACCACCTGACTAGGAAATGAACCCGCATAATTATATGTTATCATTTAATCTATTATTTTTGAAATATATCCTTTATTATTATATTTTTTAAAACCTAAAGGTTTTGGGTCTAATTCTCTTTTAAATATGGGTTTATAAAGATTTTTATTACATCCCATTATAGCTAAACCTGAACTAATAGAAGCATCATGTTTGGTTCTATTATTAATATCAAATCTAGCCCAATCTTCTAACGTTGTTTGAAGATACATGTCTCCATATCTACTTCCTAAATTACCAACGTAGGTTTCAATATAAGATTCAATTGCTGCTGCGTGAGCTTGTTTTACGTCCTCACTAGAATTTGGTATTCCACCAATTTCTCTTTCCGTCACCGATAATTTATTATATAATTTATCTGGTCTATTCATACTAAATCCTCTATATCCTCTTCTTTTAAAATGATATAAAAGTCTAGGTTTATTATTTTCTATTAAAATAGGCATTCCATAAAATACACAGGCCATTAAAACATCTTCAAAAAATATTTCAGCTGTTTGAGGTCTTGCTATATATTCTAAAAAGAAATGATTAGGTGGAACATCTTCCATACTAAACTTTGTAAGTCCGTGAAGTGAGCCATTAGATCCTCTTATATCTACTGTTCCTGAAATATCATAAGGATCACATCCAAAACACCCACAATGTTCATTGCCAGGATATCTTATTCCATTTTTAATTATTACATTGTTTTGTAAAGAATAAGGAGGAGCCCAAGATATTTTAAATCTTCCCGAATTATTAGGTACAAATAATACTCTAGTGTCTTTTATTCCATGTTCCCATTGAAAGGAACCTTGAGTTATTAATGCATTATTTTGTGAATCTTCATTATAATCTATTTGTTCATAGATTTTTACCAAATTAAATAAAGAAGACTTAGATTCATCTCTAAAAGCGTGTTGAGTTGTTCTTGGAAATTGACGATAAAATTCATTTAAACCATTTTGATCTTGTTTTAAACCATCTACTTCGTTTTGCCAATAATCAATAACTCCTAATTCAATATCTTCATCTCGCGGACCTTTGACAGCGTTTGATGGTGTCTCGAAGACAGGTAATCCATAAGAATCAATGTATCCTTCGTAGTTCCACTCCATAGGAATGAACAAAGAATAGAGTCCTGAACGAGTCTGTCCATTGGCGTTTCTTTGAGTGACGTCTGAATCATCATATAGTTTTTTAAAATTATCACCACCTTTGTCTAAAGCATTAGAAGTACTTCCCATCATACATTTACCAATAATTCTACTTCCAAGTCTTAAAGTTGTTTTTGTTACTCTCCAATTATTTAATATATTGTTTGGTTTTTCCCATTTACCACTTTCGTCATGGGCTAATAGTTTTAATTTTTCACCATCATAACTATTATCCCCTGTATTTTTCCAATCAATAGTTGTATCTAATCCTTGTAAATCTGCTTCTGCAGTTCCTAATTCTATTTTTCTTCTAGTAAATTTAGAAGCTGGAACTCTATAAGCTAATTCTGTTTTAGGTCGATCCATACCATCTTGAATCGGTTTAAAAAAGAAAGGATAGTTAACTGAGATAGGTACAACCTTATCAGTAAACATTTTTTTAGCATCTGGTCCAGTTTTAGATAATATTCCATATCTTGAATCACTGGATATTGTAGCAAGATTTACAATTTCTCCTGAAGCCATAAAAGAGAATCCTGATCTACGGTTTTTAAGGTAACACATTCCGTAACATCTTTTGTCTGCTTTACAAGCTTCCCAGAATATAAAGAATAATCTATTGGCTTCTCTAAAATCTGGTGCCCCAACATCAATCTTACTCCACTGCAAGTACATATAATGAGTACCAGTAAGATAAGTAGAAACATTTTTATTATAAAACCAAAATCCTTCTTCTCTTCTCTTAAACTCTTCATCAATATATTCAAACCATTTTTCTTTAAAATCTACTGGATATTCTTTCCAATCAAATACAGTTTTAATTCTTTGTAATTGTTTAGGATAATCAAATTTAGTCCATTTGTTTTTTTTAAATTTAAAAACATTATCTATTTTTGGTAATGCAATTTTTAAATTTTGAATTTCATAAATTTCTCCTATTTGTCCTGTTTTTGATATAACAATAATATCATGTTCTTTATTATATCCATACTCCCATTTTTTATTTTTATTATTTCTTTTAATAATATGGGGTTTTATATAATCTTTTAAGATTTTATATAAAGTTTGCTGATACATTATTTAGACCTCCCTTCTGCAAAACCTTTAAAAGTTTTTTCTTCTTTCTTTTCAACAGGTTTATTATTTAATAAATTTTCTTCTTCTTCAATTCTAGTTAAAATTTCAAAAGCATCAAATATAGCTAATTTTTTAGTAGCAGCAGCGTTCTTTAATCTATCTGCTGATATATCATCTTCTGAATCTACAATAGGTTCTTTAGCTACTTTAATTAATTCTTCAACTGCTTTTTGCCCAGCTTGGATTATATTCTTTTTTGTCTTTTTGGTATTCATATTTAATTACAATATCATTTGATTTCATACAATATAAACGTTCATTATCTATAATAAATTCCCATTCCCCATACGGAGTATATCCTACGAGGTCTCCAGGATATATTTCTTTATCCTCTAATGAACTATTTCCATATTTTAATATTCCTACCAAACTAGTCTCTTTATTGTTTGTTAGAGATTGTGTATTTTTTATAGGTTTTATAAAACATCTATCATTAAATGAATGCCATATATTATTTCTTTTATATAAATAAACTTGATCAGGTTGACAAAAATATAAATTATCTTTAAACCAAGATCTACTTTTTTTTTGTATTCCTTTAGTATTATAAAAAGTTCTAAATACATTTTGATG